AGAAACTAAAATTAAAAATACTTCTAATGGCAAGCAGGAACTGATGGAAGCAATAGCAGGAGAGGAAGAAAGATTTGAGAAATTTACTGAGTTATCAACTGAAGTAAACAATATCAATACAACTATCAGTCAGACTAATTATCAACTGATGACTATTAGGAAACAGATAACTACTATTGAAAATGAAATAAAAGAATTAGAGGGTAGCAATCCAGATAAGAAAGCAGAGTATACAAAACTAGAAACTTTTATTAAGAACAAGAAAGATTACACCAGTCAATCTGCAGACTTGAAGAAAGATCGTGATGTCCTGACAACAGCATCACAGTTACTTAAGGATAATGGGATAAAGACTAGGATTATCAAGACTTATCTCCCTACAATGAATAAGTTAATTAACGAATTCTTACAAAGGATGGAGTTTTATGTCAATTTTACCCTTGATGAAAACTTTGAAGAAATAATTAAGAGTAGATACAGAGATATATTTTCATATGATTCGTTCTCAGAAGGAGAAAAAGCTCGCATTGATATTGCTCTTTTGCTCACTTGGCGTAGTATTGCTAAGCTTAAGAATAGCGTTGATACTAATTTACTTATACTAGACGAGATATTTGATGGATCTCTAGATCAACAAGGAGGTTCTGATCTAGGATGGATCTTGAGAAATTTTGATGAGCACACAAAAGTGTATGTTATAAGTCATAAAGAAAATTTAGATGACAAGTTCGATAGAACCATTACAGTAGAGAAGAGTAAGAACTATTCTACAATGAATGTGACAGTTAACGAAGTTACACACGCACTGGTTAGTTAGCAAAAATATCTGTTATCATGTGTATATACGAAACAAAAGCACATGTCGATCAAAGAAATCAAAGGTAATCTAGCAAGACTTCTCGCAACAGAGAATCTTATTGTAGAGCATAAGCAAACTCCTACAGCATACTTTAATGTTGATAGCAGAGTCCTTACACTTCCAAAATGGGACAAAGCATCTGATACTGTATATGATATGCTTGTAGGTCATGAGGTAGGACATGCATTGTTCACACCTAATGTAGATTTTAGAGAGCATGTATCTTGTCCACAAGATTATGTAAACGTCATTGAGGATGCTCGTATTGAGAAACTCATGAAGCGTAAATATCCTGGTCTTAAGAAATCTTTTACTGGTGGATACAGTGAGTTACATGACAAAGACTTCTTCCAAATTCTTGACACAGACCTTACAAAGTTATCTCTTATTGATCGTATCAACCTACACTTCAAACTAGGTGCATATGCTATGATTCCTCTTAGTGGTGCAGAGTTAGTATTTGCTGCTCGTGCTGATGTAGCAGAAACATTTGACGAAGTATGTAAGATTGCAGAAGACGTATATAACTTCAGTAAAGAACAGGAAGATGATATGGAAGAAACAGAAGTTTCTATATCTCAACCTGAGTCTGCTACTGGTGGTGACATGGAAGATGATGGAGAAGGATTTGGCATGGTAGAAACCAAAGCACCTAAAACTGAAAATGCTCCTAGCACAGAAGGTAGTACAGGTGGCACATCAGGAGCAGAACTAGAAGATGTAACTGATGATTGGTATGATGAAGATGGTAACCTAGATGATGGTGATGATGGTATTGAAGATGAAGGTGGTATAGAAGGTTCTCAAACACAGCAAGCATTTAATGATGCTCAAGAAAAATTATCTTCTACAGATTATTCACGAGTTAGTGAGTACATAGAGATACCTGAGAATGTTGATACTTCTAAGCACGTTGTAGATTGGAAAGTATTACATGATTGGATTGATAGTCAAAATGATGAAAGAAATGACTTCGCTGAAGTTGATGATATGTACAAAACATTTCGTAAGCAATCTCAGAAAGAAGTTAACTATCTTGTTAAAGAGTTTGAGTGTCGTAAATCTGCAGATGCATATGCACGTGCAGGAACAGCAAAGACAGGTGTTCTAAACACAGGTCTTCTTCACACATACAAGTACAATGAAGATCTTTTCAAAAGAGTAACTGTTGTTCCTGATGGTAAGAACCATGGCATGATATTCATTCTTGATTGGTCAGGTTCTATGTGTTATGAATTACTTGCTACTGTAAAGCAATTAATTAACTTAACTTCATTCTGTAAAAAAGTACAAATTCCTTTCGAGGTTTATGCTTTTACTAATGAGTGGAAAGCAGCACAAAATGCTATAGAGAATGGTATACCATCAGAGAATCTTTCATACCACCGTAGTTACTATGGCGACGAAGATTATGATAATATGGTAAAAGGTCAATTCAATCTTGATTCTTGGTTCCACTTAATGAACTTTGTTTCATCACGTTCTAATGGTAAAGACTATGAGCGTATGGTAAAGAATCTTTTTCGTCAAGCAGCATACCATGGTAGATATGGTTCTTACACCCCAACAATAGGTCTTGGTTTATCTGGAACTCCTTTGAATGAATCAATCGTTATGCTTAACTACATGATTCCAGAATTCAAAAAGCAAAATGATCTTCAGAAAGTAAATGTATGCATCTTAACTGATGGCGAAGCATGTGGTAGTTCATATGGTTATGAGTATGATAGAGGTGAAGGTGAAATTGTAATCCGTTCACGTCGTATTGATGTTGGTGTAGCATTACGTGATCGTAAAACTGGTCACACATATACAGGTTTTGAATATGGTAGATGCACTAACATCTTTATCAGACAACTTCGTGATCGTAATCCAGATGTAAGTGTTCTAGGTTTTCGTATCTTATCAGGTGGTCAACTAATGAACTTTGTTGATACATATGGTGCAGAAGATAGCAACTTCACTGAGATCAAAAAACAATGGAAGAAGGAGAAGTCTGCAATCATTAAAAATGGTAAAGCATACACTGCTCTATATGCTATCAACAACAAAGCACTTGATGCTGACACAGAGTTTGTTGTAAAAGACAATGCTAAAAAAGGTGACATCACCAGAGCATTCAAAAAGATGCTTTCAAACAAAGCAGTTAACAAAAAACTACTCAACTCATTCGTGAGTCATGTCAGTTGACAAACTGTCCACTAGGGGTGGCAACACCCCACACTATCCTTTATACTAAGTACATAACAAACAAACAAAAAAATGCCATTCGCTCCTATCCCTGTAACAACTGAAGACTTCGTTGCATACTTAACAGAACAGTTCGGTACCGAAGTTAATACTAAAGAATTATTTCAAGCGTCAGAGCATTTCAATTGTTCACTCGCTACTGTCAAGAAAAGACTTAAAAAATACAAACAAGGTATTGGTAAGTGGAATCTTACAATACAAGAAAAACTAGAGATAGTATATAATGCACCATCAGCATCTCCTGCTGTTGCAGAAAATCTAGTTCCTGACAAAGACCACAACTTTGTTCCTTTCGGTAACTTTCCTGATGTTAAGAAGATCATTCAATCAGGTATCTTCTATCCTACATTCATTACAGGTATGTCAGGTAACGGTAAGACTCTTGGTATAGAGCAAGCATGTGCATTACTCAAGAAAGAACTTATCAGAGTCAACATCACTATCGAGACAGATGAAGACGATCTTATCGGTGGATTCAGACTTGTCAATGGTGAAACTGTATGGCACAACGGTCCTGTAATCGAAGCATTAGAAAGAGGTGCTATACTTTTACTTGATGAAGTTGACCTAGCATCTAACAAGATACTTTGCTTACAATCTGTACTAGAAGGTAAAGGTTTATTCTTGAAGAAGACTGGTCGCTATGTAGAGCGTCGTCCTGGATTCAACATATTTGCAACTGCAAATACAAAAGGTAAAGGTTCTGATGATGGTAGATTTATCGGTACTAATGTTTTGAACGAAGCATTCCTTGAGAGATTTGCTTTGACATTTGAGCAAGACTATCCTACTCCTGCTACAGAAACTAAGATACTAGAGAAAGCAGCAGCATCACTAGGTGTTCTTGACAAAGAGTTCTGTGAGCATCTTGCTAACTGGGCAGACATCATCCGTAGAACATTCAATGATGGTGGTGTTGATGAAGTGATCTCTACACGTAGACTTGTACACATCATTCGTGCATTTGCTATCTGGCAGAATCGCATGAAAGCAATCAAAGTTTGCACCAATCGTTTTGATGACGAAACAAAGCAGTCATTCTTAGAATTATATGATAAGATAGATGCAGATGTAGTTCCAACCGAGGTAGAAGATGAAGCAACCGTTTGATGGTTATCTAGGACACATCCTCCGTCTCAAAGACGGTAGGAGTGTTCGCATCATTGGAGACGGAGGAGAAGAATGGTCATCAACACATAAAATAAATGTTGTTGACCTTGACGGAAATGAATTTCAATGCTATCATGGTGATATAGATCATGTTTGGAGTGAAAATTGAAATATGATGAACAAGAGATTTTAAAAGAAATCTCAGAATACATCGCTAGTACCTACGGTGCACACTATAGTAAACATGGGATTCAAACATTGGATCTTATTGATTCTGTTGGTGATGCAGAGGCATTCTGTAGGTCTAACATTTTGAAATATGCCTCAAGGTATGATAGGAAGGGGACAGCACGTAAAGATCTTTTTAAGATTGTTCATTACGCTGTCTTACTTCTACATTTTAGTGATAAGTCTGCAAGAGCAGATGAACTAAATGCAAACACACCTACATCCTTTTCAGTTGATTATGACAAATGAGTAAAGTAACACTATCTAAAACAACACTAGACGTCCTTAAAAACTTTTCGACTATCAATTCTTCAATTGTATTTCGACAAGGTTCTACAGTTAGAACGATATCTAACGCAGAAAACATCCTAGCAAAATTTACAGGAGAAGAAGTATTTCCTACTGACTTTGCGATCTATGATCTAAGTCAGTTTCTAAGTGGCATTTCTTTGTTTGATAACCCTTCCTTAGAATTTACTTCTGGAGACTTTGTAAACATTCGTGGTGGTCGTCAGTCTGCTAAGTATTACTTCTCTGATCCTGAGATTACATTGAAGAGTGCACCAGAAAAGAATGTAAAGTTTCCTGGTTCTGATATTCAATTCTCTCTAACTGGAGAGGATCTTATTAATATTCAGAAAGCATCTGCAGTTTATAGTCTCCCTGATCTGACTTTCTATTCAGAAGAAGGATCCGATACTATTAAATTAATTCTTAGAGATAAAGAAAATGATACCAGTAATACTTACGATATCTCTCTCAAGGGTACTGCTACTGGCACCTTTTCTCTTGACCTTAAGATTGAGAACATTCGTGTTCTACCGAGTGACTATGTTGTTAAAGTATCTCAACACTTAATATCTGAGTGGACAAGTCAAGACGCAGACCTTAAGTATTACATTGCCCTTGAACCCAAGTGAAGCTACATAAAGTTTTTTATGTTCCTATATTTACTTTTAGATTTGATAAGCATGAAACATATGACTTCTCTGATCTAGGTAGAATAGATAGTCGTCCTAAAGGATGGACAACATCTGTCAATTCTACCTATCCTTTTATTACTGACGATGATAGATTAGTATCTCCTGATGTCAGAAATAATTTGATAAAAGATTTGTCAGAACAAATTAAAAAACTTTTTATATCGAATGGTATACCAGATAAGTTTGTTGTTAATAATTTCTGGTATAATGTATATCATGAGTGTCAAGGGCAAGAACCACATACACACTTGACAGGTTGTATGGAACAAACACCGTACTGGTGTGGTATCTATTATAATAAAGGTGCTACACCCACAACGTTTTTCCGTCCAGATTCTAACAACAGAGTTCATCAGTTCCCATATAACAGTGGAGACTTTCAAGAATACTTTGCTGATAGTTTACAACCAAATTTACATGATGGGGATGTAATTTTATTCCCACCATATTTGAAGCATTGCGTTGACTTGACAACCAGTGCTAATATGAGATTAACATTTTCTTTTAATTTACAATTACATAATGAGCAAAGAGTTTCTTTGGGTTGAAAAATATAGACCAAGTGTTGTGAAGGATTGTATCCTTCCAGATACAACACGTAAAGTCTTTCAAGGTTTTGTCGAACAAGGAGAACTACCTAATTTGCTATTGAGTGGCACAGCAGGAGTAGGTAAAACTACAATTGCTAAAGCAATGTGTGATGAAATAGGAGCATCATATATTATTATCAATGGATCTGATGAAGGTCGTTTTCTGGATACAGTTAGAAATCGTGTAAGACAATTTGCTACAACTGTCTCTCTAACGTCTGGTGCGTCTCACAAGGTCGTTATTATAGACGAGGCAGACAACACTACCAATGACGTACAGTTGTCCTTGAGGACTGCTGTAGAGGAGTTTCATAGCAACTGTCGTTTTATCTTTACTTGCAACTTCATTAATAAAATTATTGAACCATTGCATTCTAGATGTACAGTAGTTGATTTTAGAATCAAACCTGAGCAAGCAACTCAACTACAAGGTGAGTTCTTTAAGAGACTAAGAAGTATTCTTACTAGCGAGAAAGTTGAGTATGATGATAGAGTCTTAGCAAAACTTATCAAGAGATATTATCCAGACTGGCGAAGACTTATTAATGAGTGTCAACGTTATGCTGCCACAGGTTCTATTACATCTGCCATCCTTGTTGATGTTGCTGATGTTAATCTTGATGCATTACTATCTTCACTCAAGAAGAAAGAATTTACTACAGTGAAGAGTTGGGTTGTACAACATATGGACAATGATCCTACCATGGTTATGCGTAAGATCTATGATAGTCTCTATGGTGTATTGAAACCATCTTCTATACCAGAAGCAGTTTTAATTATTGCAAAGTATATGAACAGTATTCCTATTGTTCCTGATCAGGAAGTTAACTTGTTAGCATGTCTAACAGAAGTTATGATGAGTTGTGAATTCAAGTGAAGATATGCAGAACATGTAAAAAAGAAAAGGAGGACACTGCTTTTGAAATAA